AATAGAAAATTTTTATAAAGAGTGGTTCAAGAAAATTAGAGGTAAAGAAAGAACTGAAAGAATACTAAATCTTTTATATCGTGCAGGAAATGTAATTATTAAAAGAGCAAACGCCATATTAAAACCAGAAGAAATAGACATTATCCAAAAGGGTATGGCAGCTGAAACAAAAAAGAATTTTATTAAAAAACCAAAACAGTCACAAGTTCCTTGGGAATATACTATATATAATCCAACAACAATAGAGGTTTATGGCGAAGAAGTAGCTCCATTTATTGGCCCAAAAGCTTTTAGATTTGGCGTTAGATTAACAGAAAGTTTTTCTAGAAAAATAAAAAATCCAAAATCCGATATAGAAAAAGAAATTGTAAAATCATTACCTAGTGAAATGGATGATTATGCAGTTCGTGGCGGATTTTTAATTCCGTTAGATGTAAATAAAACTGTAGCTTTATACTACAAGCGTGATGATTGGCAAGTATGGGCAAAGCCGATGTTATATGCTTTGCTAAAAGATTTGCAAATGTTGGAAAAAATGAAATTAGCTGATTTAGCAGCTTTAGATGGAGCTATTAGCCATATCAGACTTTGGAAGCTTGGATCGCTTGAACATCGTATTTTGCCAACCGAAGAAGCAATTAATCGTCTTGCTGACATGCTATTAAATAATGTCGGTGGCGGAAGCATGGATCTTATTTGGGGTCCAGAAATTGATGTTGTTGAAACTAAAACTGATTTAGTTAATTTTTTAGGCGAAGAAAAATATAAGCCTATTTTAAATTCTATTTATGCCGGACTTGGTATTCCGCCATCACTTACTGGTTTGCCAGGAGGATCTGGCTTTTCAAATAATTATATAAGTTTGAGAACTCTTATAGAAAGACTTCAATATGGCCGTGATGTAGTTGCTGAATTTTGGGAAAAAGAAGTAAAGCTTGTTCAAATGGCTATGGGATTTAAAGCACCAGCCCAAATAGTATTTGACCATCAAACTTTATCAGATGAAGCAGCAGAAAAGAGATTGTTGATTGAACTTGCCGATAGAGATCTTATTAGTGAGGAAGCGGTTCAAGAAAGATTTAATCTTATACCAGAAATTGAAAGTGTTCGACTTAGAAGAGAAAGAGATTATAGAAAACAAGATATGCTACCTCCAAAGGCATCTCCTTTCCATAGTCCGCAGCATAAAGAAGCTGTTGAAAAAATATTTACACAACTTGGAATTTTGCCACCAGAATATTTTGGCATAAAAGCTCCGGCATCTTCTATAGCTCCGGCGCAAAATCCAACTAATCAAAATGATGAGCAACCAAAAGGTGAATCTGGACAGGGAAGACCTCTCGGAAAAACTGATAGCTTGCCAAGAAAAAGAAAAGTGATTAAGCCAGCTATGGCATCTGATTTTATAGATAGGCTTAATTGGGCAGAGCAAACACAAAAGACTATAGCAGAAATAGTCCAGCCAGCTTATTTAAAGAGTATAAACAAGAAAACACTAAGAGATCTTTCTGTTGCACAAATAAATGAGTTTGAACATATTAAGTTTGCTCTATTATGCAAAACAGAACCAGATCAAAAAATTAGTAAGACTTTTATTTTTAATTCATTAAAAGAGAAACTTGAAATACCTACTGATGTAGAAGACTTCTTTAAAACTTGTATGGCTAAGTATTTAGAAAAAACTGGCAATTTACCAACATCAGAAATAACTAGAAAAATACAGGCTTCTGTATATGCGATGCACACAATCGGATTACAAAAAACCGATAATATTGATAACTCTTCATCGCAGATATCATGAACTAATAGATAATGTTCAGCATATTTATAGATGTAGAGTTTTCTTTAAACACCATCCTATTATTTATGTTTTATGGGCAGACCCAGAGATTTCCAAAAAATGGATTTTAGATGAATTACAAAAAAATAATTTAATACATAAAGTTATTTATAGAAATACAGTAGACAAAACAGGAAGTACAAGTTTTTATGAAAGTATTAATTTTAGAAAAGCGTTACCAATTATTTTTGATGAAAACGGAAATGACTGTTTTGTAATTGTTCATGCCACAGACACTAAAGTAAGTCCTATGGCTTATAATATTTTTGAAAAACAAATTAACCAAGGTTTTGATGCTTCTGTTTTTAAGTGGAATTCAGAAATGTTAAACGCATGGAAAACTGCTGTTTTTGCAGTTACATCTAATCAAGATGTTTGGCCACCATTAATAAATAATAATAACCCAGATGTTTTAGAAGCTGCTTGGCCAAAAAGTTTGAATTATAATAATTTAAAAAAAGTGAAAGTTAATGGATTTTTTGATAATTTTTATTTTGATTCAAAAAATACATCTGAGTTTTTAGCTCAGTTTGCAGACAAACCTCAAATTCAAATAGATACAATTTCTTTGTGCATAAGCGGTTATGTTCCATTGTATAAAAGAATACTCAATTGGTTTGGTGTATTTCTTAAAAAGAGGTGACACTATGATTGAACCATTCAAGACAGAAATTGAAGACGGTGTTTCCGAATTTGTAAAAGCTAGTAATTCCATAGCTTTTGATATGGTAGCTTCGGAATCATCTGTTGATGAACAGCTATTTATTAATAACAAGTTTAATAAAACAATAGCTGAAATAGCAAAAGCAGAAAATAAAAACCAAGAAGACTTATTTTATTTAAAGTCTATTTTGGTAAGTACAGGCTGGAATAAGAACGATGATGTTTTTGATGCAGAGGAAATGTGGAAAGCTAGAAGTACGCCAGAAGATAAACCATTTAATCTTGAACACAATCAAGACATTATCATTGGTCACATTACTGGTTGTTATCCAGTTGATGAAAATGGTTCGCCTATAACTTCTGATACTCCTCCAGAAAATTACAATATTGTTACATCTGCTGTAATTTATAAAGAATGGGAAAATCAAGAAAAGAAATTGCAGATTAATGATATAATTACGCAAATCCCTAATGGCACTTGGTTTGTGTCGATGGAAGCTTTGTTTAGCAACTTTGATTATGCTATGACTGATGGTAAAAAAACCAGAATTATAGCAAGAAATGAGGCTACCTCATTTTTAACAAAGTATTTAAGATCATATGGCGGAACTGGTGTTTACGGAAATCAAAAGATAGGCCGTGTTTTAAGAAATATAATATTTTCTGGAAAGGGCTTAGTTCGTAAACCAGCCAACCCAGATAGCGTTATACTACAAACCGAAGCAAAAATAGTTGATTTGGGGTATGAAAGTCTTGAGACTCCAGAAGTTAAGGAGAATTTTTCAATGTCTGAACAGATTGTCGAAAAGACCGAGGCAGCTGAAATGGAAAAGAAGGTTGAAGTCGCTGTTGAAAATACAGCCAAACTAGAGACTGAACTTTCTGAAGCTGTTGCCAAGGCAAATCTTATGCAGCAGGAGCTTACCAAAGCTACTGAAGAATTGCAGAAGATGAAAGAAGAGAAGAAAAAGAGTGATCGCATTGCTCTTGTTTCTGAAAAGCTTGGCATGTCCAAGGCAGAAGCAGAAGGCATTGTGTCATTCATGAACAACCTTGAAGATGAGTCATTTGCTGGCGTTATTGCCAAACAGAGTGATTATCTTTCTATGAAAATGGCTGAATATGAAGCTGCTGCTAAAAAGCTGAATGAAGAACTCATGATGCTTAAGAAAACAGCTGAAATGATGCCAAATCCAGAAATGGAAAAAGAAGAGACTTGCTCTTGTCCTAGAACTGTAATGGCAGAAGAGGACAATGCAGAAGTAGTCGCAACTGAAGAAGTTTTAGATAACGCAGAAGTTAAGGAAGAAGCTGCTTTGAATGTTCCTGCAAATGATGCAGATCCAATTCAGACAGTCGCTTCTCAAATCGCTGCCTATCTTGGTGTTGAAACTGAAAACCTTGGCAAGAACGAAGAATAAGGAGAAACATTCTCATGGCTCTTAAACCAGATCGCAACATTGTTGTTACCGATATTAGCAATCTTTGCAATATCGAAATTGAAAAGGGCGAAGTATTGGTATTCGGCGTTTCCGGTTCCGGTGCTTTGGCTGATGATGTAGCTACCGTAACTAGGGCATCTAATCCTTCCGGCCTTGTTCCAGCTGGTCTTTGCTTGGCAGATGTAGTGTCCATCGACATTACTCGTCAGCATCGCAACTGGCACAAAGATGAACAGTTGGTTGGCGAAAAAGTTCCTCTTCTTACGAAGGGATGGGTTGTTACTGATAAGATCGCTTCTGGGGTTTCTCCAGCAGCTGGCGAATCCGCTTATTTGGCAGCTAATGGTTTGCTAACCGATACTCAGACCTCTGGAACTCCAAAGGTCGGTCAATTCCTTGGTGGAGTTGATTCTGATGGGTATGCAAAAGTATTCATTGACCTTCCAATCGTATAATAAAGAGGAGAAACTAATACCATGAAGACCCCAACTCCAGAAATGGTTAAACTTGCTGAACAGGCTGGTAGCAACAATTATGAAGTTGCTGTAGCTGCTCAGAAGGAACTTGCCAAGGCTCTTACCCTTCCTTTGCGCCAAGGCGTTTTGAAGGGCGATATTCTTGGAAACATCTTTGAACAGGTTGTTTTCCAGCCAGGTACTGCTGTTGAATTCCCTCTCGATTTCCTGTCTCCAGGTTCTGAGAAGGACTTCATCGCTTACA